CCGATCAGCACCGGCGTGTTGATCGTGCTGTCGATCGCGTCCAGGTTCTGACCCGGATGCGCCACCAGCGAGGGCATTCCACCCGCCACATCGAAGAACCCGTCGAACTGCCACAGGTTCTTCAGATCGGCCGTGAAGCCCGACAGGGTGAAGCTTGAGATCCCCGCGCCGACGCCGGCGTCGTCGATCGTCAGCACCTGCAGGCCCGAGGCATAGCCATTGAAGACATAGTTGAAGCCGTTCTGCGAGTTGATCCAGATGCCCCGCGACGGCCCCTGAAGCTTGGCCGAGATCGAGCGGTAGCCGAACATCTTCCGCGGGCGTCCACGCTGGAAGCGCACCCACCGGCCGTCCACGTAGAACTGCCGATCGAAGAGCGTGCCGTCCCGCTGGATGCCAGCTTGAGTGTCGAGGGCGAAGACCTTCTGCGTCATCAATCCGCCATCTTCTGCTGCAACGCCTTCAGCACGTACATAGACTTGCGCTGCTCAAGCCTTTCCGTCAGAAGAGTGCGCTCTAGCTTGTCCCTAAATTGCAGGTCCGACAACAACTGTATCCGCCCAAAGGGCCACTGATTGATGAACGACACTGGATCAGTAGACCTGTGCGACAAAAGATCATCCGGCCACTGCGGAAGCATGGCAATCATGGCCGAGTAGTTGTCGATGTTGATTTGGTAATGCGCGACATCAGCTTCGCGCTGCTTAATCGCCTCAATGAGCTGATCTTTGGTCATGGAGCCTTCCAGGAAACACTTGGAGCGCCAATGCCCGAAGGAATTGGGGATGGATTCGCATATTTTGCGCCAAATCCAGAACTCCAAGCATAAACAGACACTCTAGGGCTATTTGAGTGTGTGACGGCTATATTGTCGCCGGATGGCGAAAATTTTACCTCAAAGCAAGTGCTGGGCGGCAACGTTGCTGGGTTTGAGTATTTTGTGCCAAAACCAGCAGCCCAAGGGTAGGCGGTGACAAACGGAGTGGTTGAGTGAGCCACTGCAATATCATCCCCAAAAGGGGAAAAATCTACATCAAAACCAGTGCCTGTGGGCAACACTGAGGGATCCGCGTATTTTGACCCAAAGCCGGAAGACCACTGATATACGGAAACAAATGGAGAATTTGAATGGGCCATCGCAATATTGTTGCCCGCCGGAGAAAAGGAGATGCCATTTACAGGGCCAGGGAGCGGAGTTGATGGGTCGGCGTATTTTGATCCAAAACCGGAAGACCAGGGGTAAGCCGACACATAAGGAGAGCCATTATGGCCGACAACAATATTTGCACCAGACGGGGAAAATTTCACACAAACACCAAGAGTTACGGGAAGCGTCGATGGGTTTGCGTATTTTGAACCAAAGCCAGGGCCCCATGGGTAAACAGAAACAAACGGGGAAGTGGTGTGAGCAATCGCTAGGTCTGACCCGGATGGAGAAAATGCAATTCCATTTCCGTTGCCTGTCGGCAGTATTGATGGGTTGGCGTATTTTGAGCCGAAGCCATCAGCCCACTGATATGCTGTTACATACGGGGACAAGGAATGCGACATGGCAATATCTTCACCAGAAGGCGAAAACACCACATCTCCCCCCGCCGGCGGAAGCACCGATGGATCGGCATATTTTGGGCCAAAACCAGAATCCCAAGAATACACCGAAATATATGACGAACCCGACCTGCTTACCGCAATCGCGGCACCAGACGCGCTTCCGCCAATTTGACGACAAGCGAAGCTCATGCAAAACCCTTTAGGAGAGAAGCATACCAAGATGCCGTTGAGCTTAAATATGTCGCGACAACCAAATCTACAGCGTTTGCTGAAGTGCTTAATGTTTTGTTGGCGCCACTCGGCCACTTAAAACTCGTTGGCCATGTCATGCTTCTGCCGCCCGTGCCGTCTTGTGTGATAAACCAATTTATGGTCTGTCCATCTTTTGGATTATTTAACGTTGGCGCGGTAGTCACATTCGCCGTGAATGTAGTAGTAAATACGTTTGAGTCCTCGCAGTCGAGCGTCATAGCAGTTGCACTAAAAGACACAGCAGTTGGCGTCGTCTGCGCGTTTCCCGTAAAAGTGGCGCCGCCGATGATTGGCGCAACACTCAAAACCAAACTGCCAGATCCTGTGGTATTTTGCCCAAGCGCCGACGCAACCCCGGTTCCAAATGCCGTGATTCCAGTGCCGCCATTGGCGACTGCAAGAGTGCCGGTCACGCCGGTTGCCAATGGCAGGCCCGTCGTGTTGACAAGCGAACCGCTTGATGGCGTTCCAAGTGCTCCGCCATTTACCACAACAGCACCTGACGAGCCCGTATTGACCGCCAGCGCAGTGGCAACGCCCGCTCCAAGTCCGGACACGCCCGTGCTGATGGGGAGACCCGTCGCGTTCGTCAGGTTTACAGCAGAAGGAGTGCCAAGATTTGGCGCCGTCAATACGGGGGATGTGGACAATACATTGTTGCCAGTGCCCGTATTCGCCACTGATACCACGTTCTTGCTGGCGTCCAGAGCTAGTGCAGTGGAGGCGGCGAGGGCGGACAAATTCGTCGCGCCTCCAATCGTCACATCCCCCAAAACGCTCAGATCTCCAGGAACCGTGGCGCCCGTTGTTGACAAGAGAAGCTGCTGCGCTCCCAGGATGCTGACCGCCCACTCTCCAGATGCCGGCCGGTAAACCCCTGTCGTCAACTCTGTGGCGAAATTCAGCGATGGTGACGACACCAAGCCATCAGCTATTGACAAGATAATCGAGCCCGTCGTCACCGTTGAGGCGTTGTACAAGCTCACCGAGTCGCATACCAAAATCACCTGTTCCCCGGCAGGAACCACCACAGGCGCACTTCCCGGCACGCCCGTGCTGAACGTGATGTTGTACCCTGCGCCAGTGCCATCGGTCTGGTTCGTGACGTAGTAGACCGCGATCGTCTGCGGCACCGTCACCGTCACGTTGCCCGTCAGCGTGCCGGTGAACTTCTGGATTGGGTTGGCCGCCTCGGAAGCACTCAGGGCATATGCCCCCGAGACTACCGCCTTGGTGTTCTGAGTGAAATTGAAATCGGCGCCACGCCCAATGCCTACCGTAAAGAAGGCCGAGCCCGAGCAGCAAATGACCGCCGAGTCAGCCGGCTGCAGCACCAGCGCCGACGCGCCATTGATCTGATTCCCCCCGGACGGAGCGATGGTCAGCGTCCCAGTGCCGCCGTTGCGCAGCAGCATGAACCAGTTGTTGCCCAGCACCCCAGAAGCCGCCAGGGTAATCGTTCCAGATCCTCCTGTCCATATCAGCGTCTTAGCCCGATCGGCTGCCGTTGCGGTATACGCCCCGGGAATTGTCTGCACCGGATGCCCGACGTTCATGGTTGACCCAATCACCGTCAGGCCGTAGCCAACCAAAGACGCAGCGTCGGCTGTTGACGACCCGACTCCAAACGCAATGATTCCCCATGTGCCCGCCTCGTCAGGGTTGGAGGTGATGTAGATGTACTTCGCATCGCTGGCGGCCACCACCACGATCACGTTGCCGTCGTAGTCCGCCACCGTGAAGGAGTCAGCCCCCACGTTGCGGATCAGCGCGTCCTGGCCCACCGAAGCCTGATTGGCCGGCGGCATCCGCAGAACCAGCCCCCCGGAGGAGGCCGTCACGTTCATGATCCGCGCGGCGTAGTTGGGCGTGGCGTTGCCGTTGATCGGCCACTCCAGCGTCGTGTTCGCGCTGAGCGTGATGCTCCGGTAGGAGACGTCAGTGGGAACGATCACGTTCCCGGTGAAGGGGCTGTTGAAGCTCATGCGTCCCTCGCGATGGTTTGCCGGTCACCGATCCGGGCGACGTCCTCGACCTTCAGGATCTGCATGACTTGGTCGTACTGGGCCTTCCACAAGGGGATCCGCTCGTCGTTCTTCAGGAACGGCATGGCCTGCAACAAAGACCCGTACAGCAGAGCCTGGGGCGCGTACTGGGTGAACCAGTTCGACTGGTTCGACTCGTCCAGCGGCTGCGACCGCTCGTAGTACAGCACCTCGTAGTTGTAGGCCGCGTCCGGAGTCGGGGCCACCAGCCAGTGCGTGTAGTCGTAGTCGCAGTAGTACAGGGGGGAATCCTCCTGCGCCGGGTCCGGCCAGTATTCCCGCAGGTACTCGTACTTCCTCAGGAGCACCGGCCGGCGCTCTCCGTCCACGGTGACGTTGATGGAGACCGTCTTGCGCCAGCGGGCAGGCTTGTCGATCACCGCCTGCCCCTGCACCATCTGGCTTGTGGCCACGGTCAGGTTCCCGAGGAACTTCAACTCCGAGGCGATCACCTGCTCGGCCAGCATGATGAAGGTCGGGATCTTGTCCAGCGTGGACGCGTCAGTGCGCTCCAGATAACTCCGGATGTCCAGCACCAGACTGTCGTAGGTCATCACCACCGCAGGCATCACCACACCTTCTTCTTGATGGATTCAGGCTGCGGGACATACTGCTGCCCGCGCTTGGTCCCCTCGCGCTTGGCCCGGGTGGTAGCCGCGTATTCCGAAGGTGTCAGCTTCTCGCGCGCCGCCTTGGGCAGATACCGCTCGCCGGTCGCTTGCGACCCCTGAGTGGACGGTTTCCCCGAGCGCGTGCCCCAGTCCTCGCGCGTCCACTTCGACAGCGAATTATCCGGACTCTTGGGGCCCTTGTATCCCCCGCCGGACTTCTGGTACTTCTGCGTGGCCAACTGCGCCTTGCGGGCACTCCACTGGCCCGGAGAGCCCCCCTTCCCAGAGGCCTTCACCTGGGAGACGATGCGCTTCCACTTCGCCGGGTCTGTTTTCGTTGCACTCACTTCAGGCTCCCATAGGCCCGCTCGCAGGCAGATCCAGCAGCACCGCGGGCGTCCGCTACCGCAGCCAGCTCTCCAGCCGTCTGCGTAAGCCGTCCGAGCAAGTCGGCGAGCACAGCTCCGGGGTTGGCGGCTGCCGGGCCTCCTGGGGTAGGACCGGCAATTCCGGCGGCTTGGTCACGATAGGGGGTGCATTGGGAGGCGAGGGCTTCGGCACGACTGCGCAAGACGTCAGCAGCAGTGCGGGCACGAGCAGCATCAGCTTGTGCTGCACGGACTTGAGTCTGGGCATGGGTCTGGATCTCCTCGTGCTTGGCGCGCCACTGCGCCTCGGTCTCCCGCGCGCGCTCGGACTCCCGCAGCGCTGCGGCCGTCAACTCCTCGCGCTGCGTCGCCCACTGCGCGCTCTGCTCGGCCAGGGCCCGCCGAGCCTCTACAGCGGCCCTCAGGGCCTTTTCCCGGTCGAGGTAGAGGTACAGGGTC